ACGTCCGACTTCGATACCAACGGAAGCGATTGATTTCCTGAAAGTGTGCTTGAATAAGCTAACCAGCCTAGATCCAAAGGTCGTGGCTATTCCACTTGCAATTCTTGTATTCCTTATTTGTGGATACAAAGTTGGTGGAGCAGACATGAGCTCGTTGGGCAAGGGATTCGTGGAGGCTATGAAAAGTGGACATTTCATAGGAGCTGGCCTTATTGGTTACAACCGATTGTTTGAAACCTTACAGGCTTCGCTGAAGTACGTGATTGACTGGATTGGGAAGAAAGTGTTTGGTACACTACCAAAGGAAGAGCAAGAGGCGAAAATGCTTGAGGAGTTGGTCAGGAACTTTTCAGGATGGGCTGTTGAAGTGGAAACCTTGTCTGGGGAGGAAATGTTGCGTGACGTCACCAGCAGTGAAACTTTGAGTAGACGGTGCTTGGTATTGTTTGAGAAATCGCTGCAATATCTCGTCTTTTACTTATCGGACAAATTGCCACAAAGATGTGCCCAGATGTACATGTCACTGGCAAGAAAGGCGCAACTTCTTCACAACATGGTGATGCGAGGTCTTGGAGTGGAAGAGTTTAGAATTACACCATTCCACGTGCAGCTCATGGGAAAACCCGGAATTGGAAAGTCCACTCTAATCCATACTATTGTGGATTCTATCAAGCGGAAATATTTCCCTGATAGACTTGACAATATGTATAGTCCAGGAAAAACGGACCACTACGATGGATACAGGGGTCAACCAATTTGGTACATTGATGACATGTTCCCGGCTAATGATTTTAAATCAGAAATCGGGATATTGACATTAGTATCAAATTGTCCGTTGCACTTGCCTATGGCCCACCTTGAGGAAAAACAAACAATGTTCACATCTGATTTCATTTTGTCAACAACGAACACCGCGTATCCAAAGTTTGATGGTATGTTTTGCCAAGAAGCAATCTGGAGAAGAAGGCATCTACTTGTCAATGTGAAGGTTGATCCGGCAGTGATGAATGAGGCAACTGGCAAATTTGATTTGGAGAGATTCAATAAGAAATACCCAAATCAGGAAGCTAATGCTTATCCACACTTGACGTTCGACTTTTGCTGTCCGACCAAAGAGAACACAATGATGAACGATGAGGCTACTGTAGCTGGATTGGTCAAACCATTGGTTGATCTCAGCTACAGCGACTTCATTAATCGGTTCTTCTCCAGATACGAAGTACAGCGAAAAGAAGAGGCACAATTCCAGACTAAGCCCAGAGACACGAAGCGAAGGAGGATCTGCTCCTTGTTGCGTGAATTCGATGCAGTCTATGATGAAATCGGCAACGATACATCTGGCCTGTATGAGTTCAACTTCAAGGCACCAGGAAATCCACTCCCAGGACTGAGGAAACAAGTACCAGGTGACCCAAAGTATGATGAAGCATCTCAGGAATTTTGGACATCGTTGAACCAAATTCCAGAAATGAAAACCATTGATTTGTGCACTATGATGGAGACAGTCTGTGCTAGATTGGTTGAGCTTGGAAAAATGAGGGTGTTTGGTAGTCTGATAGAGTTTGAACATGCTATGAGAGATATGGGTGTATACCGTGTCACTCTAAACAAGTATGAAGAAGACACTGAAGATGATGACTATCGTGCAGCCTTTGAATATGCTCGTATCAATCTATCTCGCTTGTACTTTGACTTCGAGTTCGAAGAGGGTATTAAGAGAGCCAAAATGACATCAAAAGACGCGATGAAGTGGGCCAAAGAACAACTGCAGAAAGCCGAGATGAATGATGGTGTTACTTACAACATCATGGCAATTCTATCAGGACTTCTAGTGGTTGGTGGATGGTTGGACCGGAAGAACAGCGAATTGGGTGAACATGTTGACTTTGTTAAATATATCAAAGCCAATTTCCCCATAATGCCGAGATCAACCGCCGCAGTAGTTATCACAGAATCATTGGTGACTACCCGACACACAACAGAAGAACTGGCAGATTCAGTTGAGCCCATTGAGGAGGCAATAGAATTAGCAATAGCAAGTATTCAAAAAGATATTAGTGATAGTGCTGTACCTATGTTTATGTTATTCCCCGCTTCCTGGGACGAAAATATTGATGTGACACAAGTCAATTCCTTACTAGCGAAAAGGAAAGAATTGACACCACAAGTGGTCGCAAAACTGGAGATGCTGCAGGTTTTGTTGTTGAATCGTATATCGGTTTACCAGGAACTGCGAGACAGGCGACTACGTGTGAAAACCGGACGTGGACTACTCTTGGAAGATCGAATTGAGTTCGGTAGCCCAGAGTCGGAGATCAGACCAAAGGTGTTTAAGATCGGTCCCCAGATGAGGTATGTAATGAAAGTGAAAATTGGCAATGACATACAAATACATACAAACCCCACCGTGGGTGGATTGGGACAACTCCGTTGGTTTGACTTGACAGAAGAACAGAAGGCAGACTGGGGTGACCGTCCATTTCCTGAAGGTATGTCAACAGCGTTCTTTACGATGTTGAAATATGAAGAAGGACAGTGGCTGGTGGATACCAGTATGGTTGCAGATTTGTCAGCTATGAAAGTGTCTATCTTTGGAGGTCTGGTGGTGTGCGATGGCTCGTTTGCTTTGGGAGTTTCCAAGTGGTTCCGCAACACCGCCGAAATCTTTTTCAGCCTTAGTGAAGCTGACAGACAGAAGTTGTACAAAACGAAATACCGAGAAGTGACAGTGTTGCGAGCTATAATGCAACTTGGCCAGACGATGACGAAGAAAGTTGGCAAATTGTTCAAGCAGATCTGGGATACGATTACAGGTGCCGCAACATATGTATGGACAAAGTGTGCTGATTTCAAGATACCGGTGATGATTGGACTAACTGCTCTTGGTATAATTGCAGTTTGTACAATGTTCTCACGGTTGTTTATACCAAAAGAAACATCAGTAACATCGAACAATATCTTTGGGAGACATTCAAACACCCCCAGATATACTGCAGATGATTTGGTTATAAACAGACACTTGATTGAAGCCATTACAGAAGTGCATGTCAACGGGACTCGTTGCCAAGGATATCGAATGGCCCCGAAAGTTCTACTACTAGTGCATCACGCATTGGGAAAGTACAAGGACAATGACGAATTCCAGGTGATGTTCCAAATTAAGCCGGGAGCATGGATGACAGTTGTTGGCACAGGCCGCAATGTTGTACAATTTGGGAATTCGGATTTGTGTTTGTTCCACCATCGTGAAATACCAGCTTGGAAGAACTTGACAAAGTTGATGATGAACGAACGTGACTTGGAAGGCGAAATGGGACGCATGTTGACTCTACTGTACATGGAGGATGGCAAATTGGGAAGGTCCACTCAGCCCTATATGGGAAGAGTGCTCAATTTCAAGGCCAATTTCAGAAGTGGTTTGAGTTACTGTGCGCCCTCGATGAGCATGTATGCCACTGAGGTTGATCTTGGCACATCAGGAGGTATTGTCATCAACAAGAGACCATTGGCTCAGAATCCTCGTGTAATACTTGGATATCAGTCATTCACATATGCAGGGAAATCATATTGTACTAATCTCTCTTACGAAGCTTTTATGGCAGAGTATGAAAGAGTGTGCAAGATGTACCCCAGCATATCAGCACCTCCTGATTATGCTGATGAGGAAGGAAAATGTTGCCAGGAAACAAGTGGATTACTTGAGCGGAACCTTACCCTTGTGGGTACTATTCCAGCTGAGAAAGTTTTGCACATTGGGACAGAAACTCAGTATCGGACAACACCAGTTTTTGAACATTTTGATATTGGCAGAATTCCCGCAGTTCTTAGTTCCAGACATGGAGCTGCCTGCGGTGACCCGATCAAGAATTCAATAAACAAATACGGACGTGACTCAATGTTGAGTGTACCAGTTGGAGCTATTGAAATGGCAGTTGAGGAACGTGTGGAACATTATCTCAGCCAGATCAAAAGACCGAGGGTATTATCAACTGAAGAAGCAATTGCAGGCAATGATTTGATGCGGCACATGAATATGAAAACATCGCCAGGAATTCCCTATGTGTATTCCAGAGGACATGTGCCAGGGAAATTGTCAATCATGCAAATGCAACAGGATGGAACAGTGAAAGTGGATCCGGGGTTTATGAAGGATGTTGAAATGATGGAGGGAATGATGAAACAAGGAAAAACACCTCCTTTGGTCATGATGGAAGTGATGAAGGACGAACTGCGACCTATCGGCAAGGCTCTTGATTTGAACCCGGCGGAAGTGGATCACTATTATCACAATAGAGTTCCATATTCGGAATGGCCAAAAGACAGAGAACTCAAGACAAGATCGATTGTGGTGATGCCTGCTACAACAACTGTGCTTTATCGCAAGTATTTCGGTGATTGCTTCGGTCAAGTATATGGATTGGCAGATGGAATCAACGAATACTGCGTGGGCATGAACATCGAATCACCAGCTTCTTTCAACCTCATGGGACGAGCTCTATCTCTGAATGATCAGGGGTATGACGTGGACGTGAAAAACTGGGACGGTCATTATACCGCACAGTTAGCGTTTGCAGTTCTGGATGTTGTAAACGGAGTGTACAATGATTCTGACGAAAACAAAACTCTTCGTCACACACTTGTTGAGAATATGTTGTTTGGATTTGTTCAATACAAGGATTTGGTGTATCAAAAACACACTGGAATGGTGTCAGGCTTTGCGGGAACTGCGGATTTCAATACCCTTGGACATATTTTGCTTTCAGATTGTATCTGGATGGAAATTATGTACGAGAGTGGGAATGCGCATCTGTTGGCACTGGCAGCAAAACAAGCAAAGACTTTGGACCTGATCTATGGAGATGATAGGTTCATTGTCGTTTCAAAAGAGATAGAAGAATTCTACAACGGAAATACAATCGCCCAGCGTTATTGCGATTATGGATGGCCAGTTACAAGTGCCGAAAAATCCGAAGTGGGAAACTCTGTCCCTTTGAGGAAGATGCAATTCTTGAAGAGAACTTTTCGACAGGATGAGAATGATGGATTTTATTTCCACCCATGCATGGACCCCGACACAATACACAACCTGGTGTGCTACATCAGGAAGACCAATGCACCGAGATCGCAGTTTGCATCTAATGTTACCATGGCATTAGACTTCGCAGCTGATCACGGTGAGACTTTTTACAACCAGTTTCGTGAAAAGTTGAAGAACGCACTTGAAAAAGAGTGCTACAAGTTGAAACTGGAGACGTTTAAAACGATGTATCTGATCAAGAAGGCAAGATACTTCGGTAAGGAAAACAAACAAAGGCTTGATAACACCAAGTTTGCAAACGTTATGACAATCGACCCCATGGACTATGATTATTTTCTGTAAATTTAAGATTAGTATATATATTCAAACATTTATTTGGTGGCTTTCTATTTAACCATATAATATACATTACAGGGTG